GAGCGTGAGGCGTGTGCGAAGGTGTGTGATGAGTGGCCCAATGGCCGAGAGGATGTGTATTCAATCGGCGTAGCAATTCGAGCAAGGGAAAAAGAATGACTGAAGAAGAGCGCAAGACCTGGAATGACGCAATTGATGCTGTGCTTGAGCTTCTTCGCACGCGCCCGCCACACAGGATGGGAGAGGCTGAATTTATGCGCAGGCTGTTGGCTCTGAAGTTGCAGAAAAAGAAATGAGGATCGGGCCTGCTGTTCGTGCGACCGCGGATAGGCATGTGACTTTTGATCCAGTGGTGCAAGTCAGAATTTACGACCCGGCAGGCCCGATTGCGTTACAGCCAACACCCGCAGCATTAAGACTTGAGCGACAAATTCGAAGCATGCCTACCGTGGCACCGAGTGTTGCGCAGCCAGTGCAAACAGAGAGTCGAAGCGATACAGCGGTTGGGTGCTACAAAAACACGCTGCATACAATCTCATTGGTTTGTGGGGTTGCGGTGCTTCCATCCTTTGCGTGCGTGGCTTTTGGGCCGCTTTGGTTGATTGCGCCCGCTGTGCTGGCGTCACTTGCAATCACTTGCGTACTGCTTGGCGGGAAGCCGACAGAACAAATGGCACGCGCACGAGCCGAGCGGGGAGTTGAAATGAGTCAATATGACCCGCGCTAATGATAAAAAATTATTATTGCAAAGCAACAATGCTTTGCATAAAGTGAAAGCAAGGAGGAATAAAAAAACAAACAACTAAGGGAATAATAATGTTTGCATGGCTTGGAATTGACGATGCAATGATTGCCAGCGGAATTGCCCTGATTGTTTATGCGATCTGTGGCGGCGGGGCCGGAGAATAATCCGCCCACCTATCTATTCGCAAATCTATTCGCAAATCTATTCAGCTTTAAAAATAGGCGTGGTGGTAACCCATCTGAGCACAAAGTTGGCAAGACCAACGACCGACAGCACAGCGCCAGCATGAGCGCCAAGCACTGGCGTAAAAAACGTGCCATTGGTCGCCAGCCAATCAATGATCGGGAGCGCAGCAAGCGCGCCGTTAAATACTGCCGTTTTGTAACCTCTCATGCTGGCACCTTTCCTGATTGCAATTCGGCAAGCGTAAGCCCGCCAGTGTATTGAAAATGCGCCATTTCGCGCAGCTTGCCCTTCCAACGCCCCGCCCACTCCAGCCCGACTGATTCCCCCAGCTCGCCGATCTTGCGCCACAGGTCGCCGTCCGGCCCCGTTGTGCCCCATACCGGCTTTCCATTACGCAATGGCACCACGTCCAACGCGCACCGCCAGTTGTGCCACGATTGCCCTGGCCGCGCATTGGTCACAATCACGCCCGGCTTTGTCCTGCCCTGCGCAAACAGCGCAGCCTGGCTTTCATTGTCACGATAGGTGCTGGTCACTAACAAATCAATGCCGGCATCCTTGGCGAGATTAAGAAAGCTTTCTGCCTTTGCCTTACATTCCGGCACAAGGTCTGCAAGACTGCGGCTGTTTATCATCGTTTGTCGAGTCTGTCGGACACCTTTTCAAGATTGCGCCGAATATCTCCGAGGGTTTCTTTGATCTGGCCCATTGCCTGATTAACTCGCTCGTCTTGATTCTGGTCAATCTGCGCCTGAACACGGCGAGATTCTTCAAGAACCGTGAGCCTTCGATCAATAGTAGACCAAGCCCCAAAACCCGTCAGCATAAAACCAATGAAGGTTAGAACGTGGCCTAGATTGATCGTGGAGTCGAATTTCACGAGCTTATTGTCTTTAAGTTTTGAGGTTTCCATAAACCACTATTTTGCCGGGATCAGAACTTTTACGGTGATAGTCATGTTTTGTCCTTAAGCTGAAATCGCGCCAAATGTTTTCCATGTGCCGGGGGTTCCCGCAGTTGTGCAAACCCATCCGATAAACCCGCTTGCTGCGGGTGCAGTGTTTAATATAATGTCACCCACTGCCCAAGTCCCGGCTGCGGGTATTGCAGCCCCTGACAGCAGCTTTTTGGCTGTGCTTCCCGCGCCCGTCTGCGCAAAGGGTATTTGCAACAATCCACCCGTTCCAGTTGCCCCCGATGGCCCGACGTTGTTTAGGAAAGAAGAAACCGTCCCATAACTGGTGCCATTGGCAAGGCTGAACGCAACATTGGTTGCGCCAAGACAGATATTGTTTTCAAGAATGTCGCCAACCGACGAAGGCCCAACACGAATACCAAAGTCCTGCGTGGCTTCTGTTGCAGAACCAAACGTGCAGTTGATGATGCGAGTATTCGTCGCCGTGGTTTCCATCCCTGCGTAACCGTTGGCGTAGGAATGCGCCCCATCTACAACGCAGTCGATGGCGTTGTTCTTAAGAAAAATACCGTCATCCGTGTTATTGCGGAATATCCCGCCCTGAATACGAATACGCTGGCAGTTTGCGGTGTCCGACACAATGCCGTTTGCTGTATTAGCAACCAAGCACCCGATGAACTTTGTGTCTTGCGCGTATTGGAGGTTGATGCCGTTGTTTGTTGCAGCAAGAATTGACAAATTCTCAATAATCGCCGGAATTTTGTATATTGGTGCGCCAGGCGCAGAGGCTGCATCACCACGAATTACGCAGCCATATTTATCAGAAGTCCAGACTGCGAAGTTCTTAACGGTGATGCCGGTATTTGCAAACCCCTGAACACTGGCCGGTGCATAATAGAAACCATAATCGCCAGAATAGATATAAAGCCCTGCGTTATGAGCATCTTTTATATCAACATTCTCAATACTTACGTTATAGCAAGCGGAAACCAAAACCTGCCCCGCATCGCTTGCCGTTGCGTAAGTCATTGCGCCAATTTTCAGATTCTTAACGCTAATGTTGTGCGGGTGCGTGGTTCCACTTGCAGGCGCATTTGCCCCACCCCAATGCAGCAGCACCGGAATCATCATGAAAGCTGAGTCCGGGAAGGTTATGTTTTCAATGGCTATGTCGTAAGAGTCGCCAGTAACCATGATCCCATTACCATCAGGTCGAGCAGTTTTGACGATCAGGTTTTCAAGGCGAATGTTGTTGTATCCTGTGCCAACACCGTAGTTACCAATGATAATTGGACATTGAAAGTCACCGCTGCTGGAAAAAGCCGAGCCTGCGTTTTCAATCGTTCCATTGCAAACAACAACGCCAGAACGAAGATCAAGGTTTCTTGTTGCGCCGGTCGTAACAAACTTAATCGTGCTGCCGTTTAGATCCAACGTGGTATTGGCGGGCACCACAAGCGAAGCAGTTGCTCGATAAATTTTTCCCGGCTCAAACCAAAGTGTATTGCCAGCAGCAGCGGCAAGCGCATTGGATAACTTTGCAGTTTCGTCAGAATCGTCACCAACTGCACCAAAGTCTTTAACGCTGACCGTCTCGCGCAACTTCGCCTGGACAGTCGTAGCGACTGCGCCGGTGCCGGACTGGATAAACGTCACGAATTCGCTCGAAATAAAATCTGTCTCAGATGCCGAGGTGTAAATAAAAGCCCCGTTTTTATCGCGCACAAGGATGCTGTAGTTCTCATTCGTATAAAACCGCGCAGGGCTGCCGTTATAAACTGGATAACCGCCGCTAGTGCGAATCGGCTGGGATGCCGTGATGGTCAGTGCAGAATCCCAATAAACCGTGATTGGATTCGACACCGGGTTTTGATTAGCGGTGCCGATGTAGATATAGGCGTCATCGAGCGGCTGGCCATCGGCATCGGTGAAAAGCGGAAAAGGTGGATTGACGGCGATCGCGGGCATTTATTTTGGCTCCTTCAATGCTTCATTGATTCGGGCTTTGAGCTTACGGTTTTTTGAGAATCTCGCTACTTCACGCAGTGCGGTAACGGCCGGCACTGGCAAACCAGTGGCCCCAAATGTTGCCACACTATCAAGCGCCACCTGCAATGCGCTTGCCGTGTTGCTGGTATTGATTGCGCCAGGTGGTGCCGTATAAATCACCGTCGACAGTTCCGCAAGATCGCGCAAAACTTGAGCTTGTTTTTTACCATACAACGACTCAAGCTTCCCCTCTCGATCCAGCGACTTAACAACACGATTCAATTTGTCTGGCGACAAAAGAGGATTTCCAGCTGCATCTTGCTGGCTTTTAGAAAACGCCGCGTCTTTTATGTAATCGACGCCCTTAGCCTTGAGGTCTGACCATGCCTGCTTGCCGTCTGGCCCCGCGGTAATCAGCGTTTTTCTAAGCTTGTTCATTTCCTCCACGGGGGAAACAAGAACAATCTTGTCGAACACATCTTCAAACGCAATGGCGCGCTCGTTTGTTTTGCCCTTTGTTCCGAGCAGTTTAGCCGTTAGCCCGACGTTTTCGAACTCATCGGAAAATTGTGCACGCGTTTTTCTGGCTTTTTTGTATAAGTCGCCGCCAGAGTCTTGTGTTGCCGCATCAATTGCGGAAGTAATCCTTCGACCAAACAGCGCCTCTCGTCTGTCTGTCCAATCGGTCGCCACATTCACAAATTGCCGCAATGTCTCACTGTCATTCAAAGTAATTTGTTTCGGCACAAGCGCGCCTGTTTCATCGGCTGCAACAGCACCTAACCGTTCCGCTTCTTTTCGAACCGCGCCAATGTTTGGAGAAAGCTTCTCGTATTTGGTCAGATCATCGAGCATTGCCGCAAGTGGCGTCATCTCCACAGGCTGTGCAAGCTCTCCGGCCTGCCTTGCCGCTTCGTAGGACGTTTGGATTTGCTTTCTTTTTACCTCTGCCTTGTTGACCAATGCACGATCAACCACTTTCCCGATATCACGCGGGTCGACGTTAATCGGGCCGGCCCGGTCAATCATTGCATCGAAGTTTTGCAGGAAAACAGCCGTCTGGTTTTCGACGCGCTCACGCAATGGCTGCCCGGTGTCGGCAAGTTTTGCCGATTCTTTTTCAAACTGCAGCTGGGCAAAGTCCCTTGAGGCTTGACCCTTGGTCAATGCTGCGCCTTTTTCAAATGGCACCGGCATTGTTTCTGCGACAGCACGACGCTGCATTTCGATCGGGGTAGCTGCTGCCCCAACGCTTTCTCGAGCGCCAACCCTGACGGCTTCTTCCGGCCTTGTCGGACGGACTATCTCAACCGCAGCCGCCGCGGCCTTTTTAACCGGGGCTGCCACTTTTTGAACGGCTGCTTGCACTTGTGGGGCCGCCTTGCGCGCCGCTTCAGCAACTGCCGGGGCCGCCATTCTTGCGCCGCCAACCACTGCGCCAGGAGCGCCAACAACAGGCACAACGGGAGGAAGAAAGGAAAGCGCCTCGCCAACGGCTTGCACCTGCTCCCGCCCGGCCTGTGTTCGTGGCGCATAGGTCAATGCCTGAGCACCTTTGGCCGCTGATTGTTCCACTAAGTTTGCAGCCTGCGGGGTGCCGAATTGCCCGCTGAGAATTTGCTCTGCAAGCCCTTTTAAGGTGCCGCCAACCATGCCAAGCGTTCCGCCCACAGCACCAGTGCCAAGAGTAAGCGCGGCCTCACCTGCGCCCACTGCGCGCTCGGCCAGTGTAGGTTCCATCGGCTGGCTTACAGCCGGCACAACTTGTTCGCCTGGTATCTGGCCTGCGGTCGTGGCGCGGAACGAAGTGATTGCTGCTGCCAAGTCTCGCGCTGCCGCAACATCGCCGGCCGCGTCAGCATTAATCAACGCTTGTTCGAGTTCTCGAATTGTTGCCATTATTGAGGCCCGTATTGCTTCAGCAATTGATTGATGCGGTCTTGCGCTGGCCGTGGGGCTGCTGGCGTTGCTGCGGCCGCTGGCACTGTTGCAGGCGCGGCCGGGGCCACTTCAGTCGGCGTGTAAAAAATATTCTCTGTTTTCAGCCCGTAACCCGTAGCAATTCGACCGATTCCGTTTCTCACGGCTTCTTCCTGTGTTGCGGCGGTTTTATAAAGCTTGTTGGCCTGACCCTTGAATGATTGGCGCTGGCTAGAATTTAACCGCTCACCAGATGCCACCCTGTTATACAAATTCAAAACTCGCTCCGGCACACCAGCTGCGTTTTGCGCTGTGGCAAACTCGCCTTCACGCACAACAGATCCAGGGTCAAGCATTTTCATGTATCCGAAAATCAACGACAGGTCTCCTACCGCCGAATCCTCACTGGCCAAAAGTCGCCCGTATGCCGACTTCACTTCCTGATAACCCTTCGTCTGGTCGCTGTATTCCTTTCGGAATTTTGACTCTGCCTCTGGGCGCTTATCAAGCGGAATCACTCCAGCACCCATTTGGCGGGCTTCGGCCTGAGCGCGAGCGGCAGTTGCGCCAGACGCCGCAGCGGCTGCGCGTGATGCAGCAACGGCAGCCTTTGCCTGATCCGTCTGTGCTCTTGTTAGACCGAGATCGGCAGCGAGTTTATCCGGTGCAAATTTGTTGTTTATTTCTTTACCGATAGTTTCTGCGGTTTCCTTGCGCAGGCTAATTGGGGCCATCGCTTCAGCGCGCCCCGCTTCTGAAAGCTTGCCAAAGGTCTCCGCGAATTTATCAGGTGCCATGACTTGCGACAGGCCCATCAACGCGTAATTCCGCGCGGTCTGTGGGTCAGCATCAACCAATTTAGAAAGCGCCTGCAATCCGCTGGAATCCTGCCCTTCCGGGGTGGCTGCGATGCGTGCCTCAAGCAATTCTTTTGCCACTTTTGGATTGTTCGCCAGCAACGCACTTGCCACCGGCAAAGCGGCTGCAATTTCTCCCGCCTGGCGATCTTTGCTCAGTTGATCAAACTGCGGTTTGATTGCGGCTTGATGCTCAGGAAAAAGCGTCATTAAGCGTGAAAACGCCTGCGGGGTGCCTTGCGTGAAAGCGGTTTCAAGCTCGCCACGATAGGATTGCAACCGCTGCTCGGCTTGCTGTTTTGCTGCCTGTTGCTGACGTAACTCATTAATCGTTGCGCCAAATTGAAATCCTTCAACCACCGATCGGCCAAGATCAACCTGGGGCATTGCTTCCAAATAATTTATTGGCTGAACCATTTGATTCCCTTTCAAAACGAGGACGGCATCTTTAGTCCTGAGCCAAGCTGTCCACCAGCACCAGCACCAGCACCAGCACCAGCACCACCGCCACCGCCAAATCCACCCATTGCGCCAAAAATTGTTCCACCAATTTTCAGAGCATCACCGAAAGCTTGTCGCACTACCCCGCCCCGAGCCAATTGACCGCCAGCCAGTGCAGCGCCGCTCTGCGCAAGCAAGTTGCCAATAGATCCAGCCGTCTCCATGCCTGCCGCACCCTGTCCAGCCGCCGAGCGTTGGCCTAGCGAAGTTAGCCCGCCCAGCCGCTCGTATTGCTGCGCAATCTGGCTTTCAAGCATCTGCGGCCGGAATTGAGCAAGTGCCGCTTGGATGTTGCCGCCACGTAGCCCGCCGGTTGCCGATGCACGTTGTAACAATGCCTCTTCGCCTTGTCGCACCGCAGACTGAAAAAACGGGCTTTGCTCAAGGCCGGAAATTGCGGCCTGTTGCTCCGGTGCGCCGCGAAGTCCAATTAAAGCTTGCTGGCCTTGAAGAGCAGGAATTCCTGCTTGAACGTATGGCCGCAGCAGTTCGGTGAGCATGTCAAACTGACGTCGCTGTTCTTCGATGCCGGCTTGAGCTGCTCCGGATTGTGTTTGTGCCGCTGCTTCCGCTGCTTTGGCTTGTTGGCTTGCGCCAGTGATACCACCAACAATTTTTCCAATTGCGTTCCCGACAAAACTCATTTTGCTGCCCTCCAATCTTGCCGGGTCATGCCCAGGATATGCACGCCGACAAGCTGCCCGTTTTTCATACAGGCATCGCGGCGCGTGCCTTCGTTTTTGAATCCGAGTTTGACACAGTAATTTTTCGCGGATTCTAGCCCGTCAATGATGTATGCCGTGACTCGGTGAATGTTCTTGTGAGTGAATGCCCACAACAGGCAAAGCCGGCCAAACTCACGCGAATGTGGCAAGGCTTGTTTTGACAACATAGCGTGCAAATCAAACTCAACAAAGCCGGATTCAATCACCATGAACGCGCCCACCTGCTCGCCATTTAGTCGCGCAGACAGATATTTTACGTGCGGGTGTTCAATCGGGGCGATCGCCCGATGATCGTGTCCAATGCGTGAAATATACGGATCACTGAACAGATCGTTCAGCGTTGATAAATCTTTAACTGATTCGAGCGCCAGCGAAACCACAATTACCCCCTTTTGTAATTGGTGGCCGCTGGATGCCAGAAATTCTCAGCTTAATGAATTTTCGCACAAAACCGCAATACCGCAAGAAATCAAGTGATTTCTCTGCCACTAGCACGAATGGTGAGCGAGGTGGCTGCACTAGCAATCGTTGATATAAAGCCGCCAGCCTCAAGACTTTGCCCAATCAATTCCGGGAATGTATAAGTTTCATCAACAGCAATCGAGCGAGCATCAACAATCAAATTAGATGCGCCAGCACTGCCGCCGCTAGTCACCAAATTTACCGATATAGTTGCCACTGATGCACTGGTGTTTGTTGCAGTAAATTTATCAATGATTGTCTTGCAAAGAGAAGCAGTGTATTGCGTGGTCTGCGTATTTTCTGACTGCTTTGCAGGGATCAAAACTTTAATCGTAACAGTCATTTTTTAACTCCAAGGCGAAGGCAACACTGCGTCTATCGGATTCTTTTGCAATTCAATCTGTTGGGCAATCGCAGCCTTATATGCTGCAACTTGTTCTTCCCCTAGCGCAGCTTCTACCCAGCTCTGCACTTGTGCTTCAGTCAGATCATTATAGGGCGTAAAAACGCCATCTGGTGCAGGTACATTGACGTCGCCATATATCTGATTGTGATACGAATCTTCGTCGCCAGCCAGAACCCAATTGACCCGATAAACCACGTTTGTAAGGCCATCGTCAGTGAGTTTGACGGCTAACGGATTGAGTTTCCAAGTGTATGTAATCATGTTAGTTGCTCATCATGGTAATCCAGTTAGTGCCGTCTGATTGAATCATTGCAAACTTGCCCAGCGTGGCGGCCAGAATCGCAGTGCCTGCGGTGTTCGACCCCAGCGGGATCACGTTGCTCGATGCACTAATCACGCTATTGGCTGTGATCGTGTTGAGATACAAGATGCGTCCAGGGTAGCTGGCTGCCGCAGGCAATGTCACGGTGCAGTTGGTGGTGGTGAAACGCAGCGAGCCATCCGTGGCTGCCACGGTGTAGGTCGCAGCACTTACTGTGCTGGGTGATTTGCTGGCGAACGAGCCATTGACGGTGAGCGTGCTGAGATTGGTTGTCGTGCCAATACCGACGTTGCCTGTGCTATCAATCCGCATCCGTTCAGTTGCAGTGCCGAGCGTGGTGCCGGAAGTGCCCGCCGGAGCAGTCAGGAATCTGACGTAGCCACCCGCGCCTGAGCCGGTGCCGCGCCCTGACTGAATGCTTAAGTTCGCGCCTGCAATGTCGGTTCCAACGCCATCCGTTGCCCGATAAACCGCGCTCACAGGTGCCGCAGAAGTGTCGCCGTTGCCAGAAATTACTTCGCCGTTTCCTTTAACCGAGAAAACAACCGTGGTGCCCGCATACCAGACAAAGCTGCGCGTGCTGCCGGGGATGCTAGTCCAAAAAACACTTGATGCAATGCCCAATGCGTAATCTGTATTTGAGGCATCAACGCTGGGGAAAAGAACAATCTTTGTGCCTGCCGAGCGCGTGGTAAAAGTAGGTGCGGCAAAGCCCGCACTGCTGAAATCAATACGATTCCCGCCAGTGCCGTTAAGGTAAATCTGACCGCCGCCCGTAGTCGCGCTGTTGGCTCGCGTTGACAGGAATTGACCGGTTGTTCTGACAGTGCCCGCAACGTCCAGTTTGTATGCCGGTGAGGCAGACCCAATACCGACGTTGCCATCGTATTGAATCCGCATAGCTTCGGCCAAACTGCCTGCGGTTGTGTTCGATACGCAGAATTTGAGGTTTGCGGAAGCGTCGCCATCGGTGGCGTTTGCTTTAATAGCCGAGATGTTTGCAAACGAAGTGACATCGTTTGCGTTGTTGTAAATTCCTGAAAGCAACACGCCCGGCTCAGGGAACGACGAATACGGATATAAGTCTTGCAGTTCCAAATTGGCATATTGCCCAAACGTGGGTTGCGCTAAAGCTTGCACCCGCGTAAATCCGCGCAGATTGGATTGCCCAACAACATCAAGCGGCGAAGCAGGGGATGCTGTTCCGATACCGACGTATCCGCTATCCAACACGCGCATTGCTTCGTTTGCGCCGTTATTGCCCACTTGGAAAACAATGTTTGAGCCAGTTGTGCCGACACCAGAGGTGGCACGCAGGGTCAGTGTGCTGGTTGTGGTTGTGCCGCCAATAACAAGCGGGACAGTTGCCGATGTTGTAATGGTTGGCGTGGCGATCGTGGGGCTAGTGCCAAACACCAGCGCGCCTGTGCCCGTCTCATCCGTCACCGCAGCCGCTAGGTTTGCACTGGTCGGTGTCCCCAGCCATGTGGCAACGCCGGTGCCCAAGGAGGTGATGCCTGTACCGCCGTTGGCCACGGGCAGCGTGCCGATCCCGGCAAGCACTGCTGCATTGGTCACGATCTCGGTACGCACGTTTGCGATAGTCTTGGGGCGCACAAACCCGTCAGTAGCAATCTCAACAAAGTAGTGCGTGGCGGCCGTAACGGTATCTGACGACCCCACCAAGTTGATGAACGTGGGGTAGAACCAACCGCCGTAATTGAGCCGCGTCGAACCCGTTGGGGCTGTGGTTCCCCCGTCGAATTGACCCGCTGTAGCCGTTGTGCCGTTGTATTCGACAAAGGACGAGGACGTAGAGCCTGACGTTACTCCTCGATCTCCGGCAATAGTCCCGGAGAGCACCGTGGCGGGGATGCTCGTCGATGCGGTCATCGCTCCAGTGCCGTTGCCAAAGACGTACCCTGTCAGGGTAGTCGCGCTTGTGCCGCCGTTGGCAACCGCCAGCGTGCCGGTCACGCCTGTGGTTAAGGGCAGCCCGGTGCAGCTTGTCAGCACGCCTGATTGCGGCGTTCCCAGCAGGGGCGTTACCAATGTGGGGCTGGTGGCCCGTACAACTGAACCCGTACCAGTGTTAATCGTCCATGTCGGCGCTGTGCCGGTGGAGGTCAGCACGTAGTTAGCCGCGCCAATGCTTAGGAAAGTTGTGGCGCTGGCCGCAGATTGATACGGCACCGAACCTGCTGCACCGCCTGCCAGATTCGTAGCGGTGCCTGCAACAATACTAGACGGTGCTACGTTTTTCCAGTACGGCCCGGCGCTGTCGTATTGCAGCACATCATCCGGCTGAATAGATGTGATTTTTACGTTATGAAGCTCATCTAGCTCATAGCCGTTATCAACCTTAATAAATATTGAACCGACTGTGGCATGTACTCGTTCAATGAATCCTAAGATCACCAATTGATCCGGCGCGTCTGGCTTCGTGGTCGTAAAAGCGCCTGCAATCGTAGGAGAAAGATAGACGGTATCTCCGGCAATTGTTCCGAGCGTGTTTAATTTATAAATCGGCCCGGAGACTTGCACAAACCCTTCTGCACCAGCGGTAATCGTTTCTGCCACTATGCCAATAGTATGCGCTGAGTTTGCCTCGCTGTCGGCCTGTGCAAGTTTCACTGCAACGCGATTGCCCTGAGCGCCTGAAATATAAACGATCTGCCCTTTTGTCATTGTCAAAATGGTGTCGTTGTATGCTCTCACGTACTCTTGAACGCCGATCTTGCAAACTACATTCCCACCTTTGAGGCCGAAGTCAATTGTTCCTTCGCCATCGTCCCAAATCATCCGGCCAACGGCGTTTTCACCGTGTCCGTTTTCATTAATGGTGAGATAGTCAGTAACAATTGAATTGTTATACTGCTCCGCAGGCTCAAGCAATTTAAGTTGCAGTTCAGACTTGAGAGCCTGTAATTCTTGCAGGGCAAGCGTGGCTTTGGCATCAGTCACAGCTCCTTCAGCCGTGAGACTGTTTTCTAGTGCCTCAATCAATGCAAGCGCATCGTTTGCCGTTGCTTGCGCAGTTCCAGCAGAAATGGCCACTTCATTCACGAAGTCAGGCGCAATTGCATCAACGGTCGCAAACAGCCGTTCAAATTGCTTGATCGACTCGTGATCCTTGAGAAACAGGGCCAGTTGATCACGCGTCAAATTGAGCTTTGAGTTAGCCATCAGAATTCCAGCGGCTCAAGTTGTGCTTCGAGTCGGATAAATGCCACATGCGCCGAACTATCTCCCTGGAAACGCTGGATGCGCCAGTTCCGCATGTGGCCCTGCTGGAACCACACCAAACGCTTTAGTCGATCGCCAATCGTGCCTGCGCTGATATATTTTGATTGGCTCCACACTTGCCCATCAACCGAATAAGACGTGCTGATCTGTGGGTTATCCGCAAGTGACACGCGGCCAGTAAGCGCCACCAGTTCGAGCTGATTGAAGATCACGCCTTTGCCTTCTGCGTAAATAATCGTGGTGCCAAATTCCCAGCGCACTATCTGCCCGAAATGCGCGCTCGTTTCCTGCGCCATGTATCCGACCGTCGTACTAGTCGGGTCTCCAACGAGCCAGCGGTTGTAAGCCCACACGATGTTTCTGGCCCGGTACTGACTGAAACCTGCCAGCGAACTAGTCAGCGTAAACCACACCGGCTGGCTAAGTGCTTGCGTTGCAGCCGCATCAAAAACAATCGTGCGGTCTGGCAAATGCAAATATAGATGCTGGTGATTTCTGTCGTTTCGCGCCTCTAACTTTATGCTTGCGAGCGTTGACTCATCGTAAGTCAGCAAGATCTGGTCGATTTCTTGCGTGCTGATCTTGTTGGCGTTAGCGTTAGCAGCTACATACACGCCCGGCGCTTCATTTCTGCCACTGCCAATAAAAGCAATTTGCTCCAAAAACACACAGCAAGCGTGCGTCCCGACGGTGCCTTTTTGAACTTGCGCACCGTCAATGCGTTCGAACGGAAAAAAATCGCCGCCTACGTTGTCGAACACTTCGATTGTGTTTCGATTCAGCGCATAGACTTCATTGCGTAGCTTCAACAAAGCCACAACCGGGTCCGGGTCGGCTTCACTTGAGCCATACTTCAGCGGATTAACCTGCGTCGGATCGGATAGCTCTGTGACAATCAGGAACTCTCCATCCGTCGTCATGAAGTACCCATCGACCCAGCACATATCAATCACGGTGCCAAGGTCTGGGTCGGTAACTTGCGTGAGCGTTGAGCCATCCCAATAAAACAGGTCGCCGCCCGATGCGATCGCCAGGCGGTCGAAACTGTAATCGAACGTCACAAGGCCGGTGCCGCCCACATCGCCAAGCGTGGTCACGGTGCCAGTGGATGACACCTCCACTAGCTTTGTGCCCATGACTCGATAGCAGGTGCCTTCCCACTGAATGCCGCCACGATCAATGCCGGGGCCAGTGCCGTTTGAGATAAGCCCATCAGCTGGGCGCAGATAGCCCTCACTGATTCCGTTACCCTTTGGCACTGGCGTCATGTTGACCGGGTAGCTGGTGCGCAGGTCTGGCCCGTTGTCGGTGTAAATGCCGTTCAGAATTGGGATCTGAGCCATTGATTATTTTTTCCTGGCTGCGCGCATATTGTCGATGAGATTCGGGTAAGGCCGGCCCGCCTTTTTTGCATCGGATTTTGCGCTGGCGGTCTGCTTCTCGGTGAGCGGTTGCGGCTTGCCTTCCGCTTTTGGTCGCGCTTTATCCCACACGGGCTTTTTCTTCATGCTGCTCACCATTTCGTCTTGTCAGCCCAATAAGCCGCGCTCATTTTGCCTTTGGTAATGTTCTCAGCGTGCCGCGCCTTGAAAGATTTACGCCGCGCCTCGTCTGCTTGCGTCTCATTTTCCCGCTTTGGTGAGCCGCTAACACCCTGCTGGCCGAAACGAATCGTCTTGATCTTGTCGCCTTCTTTTGCAACGACGACGTGCGATTTTGTCGGGTGAGATGGGGTTTTCTTGGGCTTATTGAAGCCCTCAACACCCACACGCTCTAAACGCGGGTCTTTTTTCATACTCGCGTCACTCCTCTCAATTCGTTATTTTTGAGTCTGCGAGTGCAGTTAATATAAAAACTTTTACCTTAACCAATACGCCAGTTTGTGCCATCACAAAACACTGGAACGATGTTTGCCCCGCTACCTGCCACAATTGCGCCAATACCTGCCGTCAGCGTTTGTGTTGCATCGCTGACAGCTGCACGAGCGCCAGCGCCAGCAGTTGCAGCAGTGGGCAAATTTGCCACGGTTTTTGTAGTGACTTTTGAGTAGCTGGAAAGGGTAATCGTTGCTGCCTCAACATCAACGAACGAGCCTTCCATAAACGCTCGCACCGTGTTGATGCTGGCCTTTCGTGCGTCCCCGTTGTCGTTCGAATAAACGATAAGTTTATCGGCTGATGTAACTTCGTTTAACGTTGATAGTTGGTTGATGGTCGGCATGGTTGCCCCTCAGTTAAGTTCGATCGGCCCATCTTGGCCGGCAAGCACAGGATCCACCGGCCCCGGCATAAATACATCATACATCCAAGGCTTATTACCCGCACCTGAAGGCAGGGTGTCCGGGAATTGCTGCTCAGGCGGCATGGCGGCCTTGGCGAGCAATGTGTCATAGGATGATTTCGCAATAGCCAGCGTGCCGGCCATCACCTGCTTGCCGTATGACGGCGCAAGCCTCACCGCCAGCCCGGTAATGATCGCCTGGTTAGCCATGTCAGGGACGTAGGTTTGCTCGTCGAGATCTGACTGTTGCGGACTCACGGACAGCGGAAACCCGACACGAATACCCTTGCCATTCCAGTCTGCCACCATAGCATCAAGCCTGCGCAGTGCGCTTTCGAGCTGCTGCGGCTGCAAGTCAAACACATAGGATGCAAGCCCGATTTCTTCGAAGGCTGCCTCGATAAACTGGCGCTTGCTGTATCCCATTACTCACCCCTCAATGATTCTTCAATTTTTTCGAGCAACTTTCGGTCGGTCGTGCGGCCGTCAAACTTGATGCCAAGCTCGTTTGCTTTTTGCTCAAGCTCTGCGCGGTTTGGCAGGTTTTGTTCGTCGCCTTCGTTGATTTCTTTGGCTGCGGAGGAATCAACATCTGGCACAGAGTTGGCCACAGAATCATCAGACTCCTTAAGGTAAGCAGACACAGCTTCAACAAGGCTTTTTGACCACCCCTTTTCGAGCGCAACGCAAAGTTGCGCGTCATCTTCAACGCCGAGCGCGTTATAGGTGGTGCCGTTAGGCCCAAAATTAGAGCCTGGGCAACGATAGACCAGTGCTGGATATTCCATTATTACTTGCCTTTCTTTGCCGGCGCTTTGGAAGGTTTCTCGGCTTTCATTGCAGCGGTGCGCGCAGTTGAAAGCGCAATTGCCACGGCTTGTTTCTGCGGCTTACCAGCTTTCATTTCTTTTGAAACATTGGTGCTAATGCTTTTTTGAGAATAACCTTTTTTGAGCGGCATAATTACCCCTTTTTTGAACGGCCCCGGGATTTCTCCCAGGGCCAATTTTACAGATTACTACAGACGATAGACAACAAAGGTATCAGCCGCGGTTTTGCGCACGCGGAAACGCGCAGTGGCGCCCGACGTGGCAGCCGTTGCAGCCGAGCCAACGATGGTTACATTAGTGTTGACCGTAATCGTCAGCGCGAATGCAGCCAAAGTAATCAGAGAAAAATCAATGCTGTCGCCAATTGCAAACTCAGAGACAGCATCAATTGCCGATCCCAGCGGAAGCTGGATGCTGCGGGTAGTGGTCGGCGTTGCGGTGACAATGCCGCCAAGCAACGAGGCAGCGGTGAAAACCATTGATCCGCCGTCAGCGATGTTCGTCGGGTCGCCCTGCACTTGGTTATTCAGGCGCAGCTGCTGAACTACAGGTGCAGTGCCAACCTCGTAATACACAGGCTGCGAGCCTACGGATTCCACCACAATAGTCGCGCCATTTGAATATGAACCGAACACAGTTTGGCCGGCCGTCACGGTGCCAATGAGCGTGGTCTGATCGGGGTAGTTAGGATAACCAATCGTGCGCAAAACTTGCGCCTGACCTTGGGTAAAAACAGCGATCGACTCGCCGGACGGGATGGTGACAGTGGCTTTGCCATTCACTGCGATGATGTTTGACATGGTAATCCTTTCAGAATTCAAAGAGGGCCGGGGAAACCCGGCCCGTCATGCTTAGGTTTGCGAAAACATAATCACGCCGGACATTTCGGGTTGTTTATTCACAACGCCAAACAAGGTGTCCAAACGGTACTTGGTTTTCATCGTGTTGATGTCATATTGCTTCTGCATCACCAGTTCGATACCTTGATCGGTCGATGCACGCATGACAGCTGCGCCGGCGTCCTGCGGCACTGCATACCGGCCCGGAAGGATTTCCAAGGCATCGCGCATCCAGAACGGGTTGATGAAGTTGGTCACAGTGTTGAGGAACACGATCGCGGAATTCGATGCGGCAGTGTTGACCACCACGTTCTGATACTGCGCTTCGGCATCGGAACCGCCCTGATTGCTGATAATCGGGGGGCTGATAACCAGAGTGGTCGAAGAAGGCACGCTGATCACGCGGAAGGTTTTCAGCTGGCCGGTATCGCCCTTGGTAATGTGATGCACAGCATTGAGACCAGCAATCGTGAAGGCATCGCCAGCAACAACGCTGGTTGTGCTGGAAATCGTGATGGTCTGGAAACGGTTGTCGACGTTGGCGGTTTCGCCAGTGGTCGCCACGGAAGTTGCTTTTGGCGCGTAGTAATTGCCAGCCGATGCGCGGGTGTCCACGGTCAGGCTACCGCCACCAGCGGCAGCAACCTTGCGGTTGGCATAGTCCAGCTTGTAAGTGCCAAAGCTGGCCATTTCACCAACAAATGCCTTACGCAAAGCCTTGTCGCTGATCTCGTTGCCGAAAGAGCGGGAAGCCTTGGACAGGTCACTCGCCATGCCGTTGTAGTCACGGGTCGAGAGAGCGAGGTAGCGGTCATACATCGGCACGCCTTGCTCGTTCATGATCGCTTCGCACTGCGCCACATCGTCAAAGCCAGATGCCGCCGCGGTGCGCTTCACAAACAGGGTGCCCTGGTTGGCAGCCACGTTCATAATCGCCACGTTAATATCGCTGGCCAGTTTTTGCTTGGCAGCATCACCCAGGCGGCCTTCTTGCAGGCTATCGCGCAGCTCGGTGGCGGTCATCACCCACGGCACAGACTTCTGGAAACCGATGGTAGCCGGAACAGCCAACTGGGTGAAATCGTCAAAGTTTGACGACATATCGGTTCCGTTGTAGCTAGTGGCGATGTAAGGCTGCGGACGCCACAGAATGTTGTTAGTGCGCTCCATCATCGTCTGATCGGTATTGAATACCGCGACGTTACGGGACAGCACGAGAGCATCCTGAAAGCCTTCCAGAATGTCCTCAAACGCTACGCGTTCTTCCTTGCTGAAACTATTTGCCATGATTAAAACTCCTGATTAGTTTGATTTTTGCCGAAGCTGGCGCTTGTAGGCCATGACCTTCGACATATTGCCGGTTTTGGCTGCATCTTCCCGCAGCCGTTCAAGGGTTGAGTCCACCGCACCACTCAGGCTGCCAGTACCCTTGACAGTCTTTTCAGGCGGCGGCGCTGCCTTACGATTCGTCACTTTCAATTGCGTCTCCAGTTTCGCAACCGCAAAGGCAAACTTCACGGGGTCTTTAATGTCAGCAAGTTCTTTTGCGCGCTTCGGGTTCTTGCCGAGTGCATACACAACCAACGCCGGGTTTTCCGCGCCTTGAAGCACAACACCTTGCTGCGTCACGTTGAAGACTTCTTGAATCGCCATCTCAGCGTCATCGAAATCTTTAACACGCAGGCCGGTTTTCGCCTTCCCATACGCATCAAGTTTTGCCTGCCAAGCTTGCTTTGTTTCTTCTTCCGATCGCTTGGCCTGCTGCGCTTGCTGATCTACTTCTCGCTTTCGCTCAAACCAGTCAGACAGCGCAGATTCGTACTTGTCAGAGTCATAATCGTGGCCTTCAAGCGTTGGCTTTACGCCCAACAAAGCCGGCTTGTTCTCGGTCTGTGTGGTTTCAATCTTTGCTTGCAACTCACGATTTTGACGCTGCAACTCCCGGTGCGACTTGCGCAGCTCTCGCACCCATTCAGGCGCACGCTGTTCCTGCTCTTGAGGTGGCGTTTCCTCACCGATTGAAACGATTACTTCGTCGCCGCTTTCCTCTTGTGCTTCGGTTTCCGGCTCTTGGTCGGCGTCGGTATTTTGCTCGTCGCCCACATTCTCAAGATCCGCATCCTCTTGCAGTTCGATTTCTTCGGATACTTCGTTTTCGTCCTCTCGCTCTGCCATTTGACCCATTTAAGACCCCATAAACTCACCCGTGAATGGCCGGGTGGATGCCATGAAAATCATTCAACAATGGGTGCAGCTGATTGCTGAAGCATCCCGCCCAACATCTGAGCCGCTTCCATTGCTTGTTTCTGTTCTTGAAGATCAACCTTAGATAGTGTTTCAATGGTCTGCGCCCGCTTGAGTTCTGCGGCTGCCACCGTCTCAACGGTATCGGCCCGAGCCTTCGCCGCTTTTGCTACGGCTTCCTCTGCTGCGGCTTGCAAAAAGATCGCGTTCGGATCTTGCGGCTGGCCTTCCATTGCCGCCATCATTTCCTGCGCTTCTTCCTCGGTCGGCTTCATCACGCCAAGTTGCACCAGCTTTTTGCGGAAGTAGGTGCGCACATCGTCAATGCCTTCGCCCTCCATGTTCATCATCGCCATTGAGGTAAGCACCTGGCGGGTTTCCGGGTCGTCACTCACGGCAATCATGTTCGTGATTGAGCGGACGGTAGCTTCGCGGCGTGATACGAAAGACGGCCCAACGCTGGACACCACATCGAACGAGGCTTCGGACAGATCGTTGTCGTTTTCGATCTCGCCGGTTTCTTCGTTGATTGTGGGCTTCATCAATTCGACGCCAGCCATTTCGCCCATGAGCCCAACCGTTTTCATTTTCCGGCCGGGTTCCACATACACATCACGGGCCATGCCGAGCCAAATCTCGCCAACGCGCCGCACCAACTTGGCCTGGTTGGACATGTAGATAAACGTCTGCATATCAACGCGGGCTTGGATTGCTTCCACGGCCTTGCCGGAAATGTTGGCGACCATCTTGTCAGCCCCTTGCGGGTTGCCGAGAATGTCGTTCATGTCCTGCTCGGTGAGTTGCAACAGGCCGGCAAGTGCCGGGGGAATTACTGCGCTGCGGGTGTAGGCCACCGGGCCGCCCACCTGCTGTGAGCCATCCGGCCCGGTGATCGGGTTGATTAGCAGATAGGGGTAATTCTTGATGTTGTCCTCAGCCCACATCATCTGGTGGCCCGCGACTTGCTCGGGCGTGAGGATAGGCTTCTCAACGCTAGACAGCGCACTGATCTCGCCAAGCTTTGACAGCTGCATATTCTTAAGCCGCTGAGCATCCTTCGCCAGGCGAACGTGGCCCATGCAACGCTCGACGTTATCGACAAACCAGCGTTTTCCATACGCCGGCACCACCGGGATCGCCTTGCCAGCGATGTATCCGCAGTCATCCAGCACAGCGTTACCGCTCAGGACGTACTTGCGCACCTTGATGCGTTTAACGCGCTTCTGTCGCACCTCGCGGCTGCCGATCGCCTGCAAGGTTTCCTCAAGGCTTTCGTCGGCCTCAAAGTCGGCTTGAGAATACCGATCTTCTTCGCCATCAATAGTTTCGAAGATTCGAACAGTTTCTTTGACTTCTTCGATGCGGTAATACTCAGCGACAAACACGACGTCAGGCGTGAGCCAGTCGAATTCATATTGGTGGATTTGTTTGGGCCAGTTGGAAGGATCATCGTTCCATTCGGCCTCATACGCATCACGCGTCATTGAGGTGATAACAAAGGCAAACTTTGCGTCGGCCTTATCCTGGCGCTTGGCGTCCAGATCAAAAAACACGCTTGAATCAGCATCGTAAATCGGCTCAATGCGGATCCGCTGCTTTTCGTTTTCGTCGTCCTCTTCGTCCTCATAGGCAGTGCGAAGGCGAACAGCCCCGAAACCGCCGCCCACGGCTTCCTCAAAGGCATTGTCGAAGGCTTCTTCGGCGCCGGAATCCTGCTCATCGGCGCGGTAAAGCCCGTCGCAAAGGTCTGCCAGCTTGTCGTATCCTTGGCCTTCCTTGCTTACAAAATCAACCGTAATGCGGTTGTTTCGGTATTCGTTAATGATACGAATCACCGCGAGGTGGATTTTATTGACCTCGAATTTGGGCTTATTCTCGAACTGCTCACCAAGCGGGCCTTCCCACTGCGCCCCGGAAATAGAATAAAACCGGCGGTCTTGGAGGCATTGCAGGCGCTCATCACGCAGCGCAGATTGAATGTTGTCAAACTGGCGCATGGCCTCCTGGTGAATCTGTGCCAGTTTCTGCTCGTTTGACATTCGCGCCATGTAGATAAACCCTCTGATTTTCTACATTATTCACCACCGGCTGATCGTTGGCAAGGCAGTAAATGTAACGGGCTTTTTATGCGCTGCTCTGCGAATGCCTTCGCAGGCATACCTTAACGCATCGATAACGTGATTCTTTTTGTCCTCAAGGATCGGCAATATCTTGCCGGTGAGTGGGTCTGTCTTGTATGAATACAGGGTGAGTTCATCAATCGTATGCACGCACCGCGGATGAACAACAACGTCATATGACTTTAGCCATTCAACGCCTTCCTCTACCGATTTCGGGCCTTTTACTGCTGTCATGATCTTTGGAAAGCCATGCTTCTGCATGAACGAAATTGTCTCGGGTCGTGCAGAATCGGCCACAATCGGCCACTTTTCCGACTCTGGCACAGTCATAAACAGGTCGGGCGTGTCCATGATCTCGCAGCCAACACGGTAGGCTTCAAAGTCAATGTAAAGGGTTCGGCCGATGATGTGGCAACGAACCAGAGTGGTCGGATCCACGGCAAAGCCCCAGTCAGCGCCCAAGCGGTGAATCGCGTCTGCCGGCGCTTCAAATTCTTCCACGCGCCAATTACGAAACACACTTGCCTCGCTGTTCGACAGATAGCCACCGCGCCAGACATGGTGAAACTTGTCCGGGTCGCGGCGCTTGTCGTACTCCATCTCCTCGCGCAGGACGTCCGGGAACCACGGGTTGTCCTCGTAATTGACGGGCAGCACAACACCATCGGGCGGTGGGTTTGGCCCTCGCAATAGGTGATCCACCGGGTCGCTTGCCTGCCGCGGGTTCCATGTGAACCAGAGCTCAGACTCCGGCTTGCGGATCGTCGGGCGTAGCAGGTCAAGCGATTTCTGGCTCAAACTTTGCGCTTCTTCCACCCATGCCCGGTCGTAACCTTCAAGCGACTTGATCGAGTCTGCCGTGTGGTTCTGCATCCCCTGGAAGATAATCAGGCCGTCACCCTTTTTGCTTTTAATGACGGCCTCTTGCACCTCGAAGTAAGCGCCCGCGTTCATCTGCTCAATTTTCATTTCTAGCAAGCGCTTCACTGATTGGCTCAATGACTTCTGTACTTCGCGCACGCACACACTGCGACTTTTCGGGTCGATGATATGGGCCTCAATCATCATCTCCGCGAAGCAATGGCTCTTGCCGCTGCCCCGTCCACCGTGTGCACCCTTGTAGCGCGACGGTTTAAGCAGGGGCAAAGCCCATCGAGGAGTCTGTATCTTCAGCGTCGTCACTTAGCCCTTGCCCACGTTGCAATGCAGTCGGCCAGATACCGCGCTGTGTCAGCCAACCTCACCACCGCCTCGACGTCAGGCGTTGCAAAGGCAAGCTCGCGTTGCAATTCCTTGCAAACTTGCTTGAGAACAACAAGATCGAGTGCGGGGTTATCCATCAAACTCTCCTTTCAAAATTTCCCATGCTGTTGCTGCCACGATTGGAACTTGTCCATTTCCAATGGCTTTAAGTCTGTCCACTCTGGCGCTTATCCCCATCGCAACGCGGCTGATCGCTTGCCGTGTTCCCTGCTGCAAATCGAACTCCCGCATAGCACCGACCGCCGAGCCCGCTTCGGCTGGAACAGTGTCCCGCAGATCGAGCACGGCACCATCGCCAGCTGCTTGTGCTCGGCGTGGTGGCATGGCAAACAAAGCACCTCCACATTCTCCGGTGCGTTGTTCATCGGGTTGCGATCCTTGTGGTGGCGCTCCAGCTTCTCGGTTGAACCACATTTCACGCACGAATGAGCCTCGATCATGCGTTGTGCTTGCCGCCTGCCAGTATTGAAATTCGCGCTCATTCAATGCCTCCAGTGAAGTCCAGCCTGTTGGCCAGTTCATCAGCCACTCGACCCACGTCGGGTTCAACGCGCCACTGTTCGCGTCCACGACCATAGAAAGCATCAACTGCTTTCCGATGGCCTTCCGGCGCTGGACTGAAGGCAGCGACAGATTGCCGCGATCCCTGTTGTCGTTGGCGGACGGGGTCGGGAATCTCGTGTAAATGGCGGTGTGCGGACCCTCGATGCCTTTCAGTGCTCGATCCATCTCCGCCGGGGATGCCGTCGCATGCTTTGCGTTCTGCGCTGTTGGCGTGGGCCACAATCCACAGCCGGTCCCGCTGATGCGGCGCGCCGACATCGGCAGCGCCCAGCACAGTCCATCGCGCGTCATACCCAAGCGCGGCCAGGTCACCGAGGACTCGTCCGAGTCCGCGAGTAACGAGAGCTGGGCTGTTTTCCACGAATGCGTGGCGGGGTCGAACTTCGCCAATGATGCGAGCGAACTCGGACCAGAGGCCGGAGCGTTCTCCGTCGATGCCTGCGCCCTTGCCGGCGACGCTGATGTCCTGGCAGGGAAACCCGCCAGAAACCACGTCAACACGTCCGCGCCACGGTCGTCCGTCAAAGGTGCGAACGTCATCCCAAATCGGGAAAGGCGGGAGAAGGCCGTCATTTTGTCGGGCGGCAAGTACGCAAGCTGGGTATGGCTCCCATTCAACTGCACAGACTGTTCGCCATCCGAGCAGGTGCCCGCCAAGGATTCCTCCTCCTGCTCCGGCAAAGAGCGCAAGTTCTCGTAATCCTGCATCAGTGCGTTGCTGATTAGCCATGTCATCGTTTCGTTTTGATGCAAAACAGTTCAAACAACGCGGGGCACATCTTGCGCTCGCCCCGCTCCCATTGAAACCAGTTGCGCTGCGTGCGATACACAAGCGCCGCCGCTTTTGCTGCGGTGAGACCCGCGTTTGAGCGAGCCTCGCGCACTTGTTGTGGGGTTGGGTTTGCTGGTTTCATTGACTTATTTTATGCTCACCGTTCATGCCGTCAAGCACAACGTGCAACAATTTTTCACTAGGCAATAAAAAACCCGCCTGGGTGCGCTTCAAAGAGAGGCGTGGCGGGTTGCCATGGGATTCTATGGGGTTTCTATAGGTGTTGGCAGGCGCGAATCCAACGCGCTTATCGGGTACTTCTGACGTCTCATTTTCACCTGGACTGTCGTTTGCCGCCAACAAGAAAGCAACCCGAACAACACCGAGTCTTCATCCCCATGAAAGTTTAGGGATGTCCGGCTTGCTTTCTTTTTGACTCAAACCAACACGGCTGGGCATCGGGGTTTCTTTTTGGTCGACGCCGCGGAACGTCTAGCCGCTGCCCATGCGTGTTGGTGGTGGCCTGCCCAATGCGCTGCCACCGTAGCGCTTTACCCTGCCGGGGGAGGCCGGCTCAACGTTGGGCTCGTTGAAAGGATACGTGAACTATATATCAATCCTTTTTGCTTTGCGCAGATTGATCCACAATAACGCGCTCAATTTTTTTGATTTCAATCGGCGCGCCATCTGCGCCCGTGTGCTCATGCTTCTGCGTTTCGGCCCACCGCATCTGCGTCTTTGACCACCAAATCATCGCCGCCGTGTCACCGCCCATTGCCTTTTGAAACAAGGTCTTTCCAATCTGCCCGTTCGCCTTGCCTTTGCCCGTGACCAACTCAGCGCCAAAATGAGCGCGAAGCGTGTCGACGTGGATGCCATCGCGCACCAAGACTGCAATCTGCTCAATAGGCAGGCCGTAGCCGGACAACGCCTCGACCTGTTTGCGCTCGGCATCGGTGGGTTCAAAGGCTGGTCTGCCTGCACCTTCTCTAGCACCGCCATTGATTTTTGTCTTTTTTAGTACCGATTTTTCAGTTTTTGTTTCCATTTGTAACCTCCGCGAAAGGTTGTCCAGTTTCTGCGTGTATTGGAGCGGGTGGGTCGGTGTCGCGCCGCCGCTGTTCTGGCTGGTCGCCAGTCATCGCCTGCTTCACCCGCTTAGGATATGGTTTTGCAAGTGGTTGAATCTTAGCACTCATGTCTTTGTCAAGTGGCATCAGGTATTTGTGCTTGCCCTTAGATCTGAATTCTTTTGCATTTGGGTCAAGGCATCTGTGAACTTCTGCAATGCTTTGTTTTACGCCAAGGCTGTCAATTGATTTTCTGTGTGTTTTCTTGCCATTGATGATAAATGCACTGACTGAATCTTTGCCAAACAAGCCTTCATAAATCCAATTAGTTGCCTGATAAATGCCACCATGATGGTTTGAATCAAGATCGGCATAAGACACGACAAGACGAATCCCTGGGTTGGACTTCTTCAAGAACTTAATGGCCCACATTATGATCTTACTGACTGGCGTGTCATGCTTTGTCAAAGCCACACGAACAAGCTCAACACATTCATCTTGGCTTAATCTATAAGGACTGCCAAGGTTGGTGTTTGCTCCACGGCCAAAGATTACGACCCCAATGAATTTGCCATTTTCCCAAGCCCCGACTTTGACCAATTTGCCAACAGGCAAACTTTTGCTGTAATGCCAATTCAAACAAGCATACTTATCAGCCTCATGGCTTGCCCAGTCGATCTTTAGCTCAGGCTTGTCTTGCATCAAACTCTTTTCCGCAGTGTGGGCAGGCAATCCATTTTGGGTCTAGTTCATCCAGCTTGCCTTGGTCTTCCTCAGTGCCTGGTTCAAAGTCTGGTGTCTGCAATGACTGGATTTCTTCAGCCTTGAAGCCAACTAGATCAAGGTCAAACCCCAGATCGCCAATCTCGCCCAGCTCAAGCGCCAGCATCTCATTATCCCAACCTGCATTCATAGCCAGCTTGTTGTCAGCCAGCACATACGCCCGCTTTTGCGCGTCCGTCCAGCCTTCTGCAACGATCACCGGCACCTCTTCCATGCCAAGCTTACGGGCTGCCATAATGCGCCCATGACCTGCAATGATCTGCCCGGTGTCATCCACTAACACAGGCGTTGTCCAGCCCCATTCTTTGATGCTGGCCGCGATCTGCGCTACTTGCTCATCACTGTGCGTGCGCGAGTTTTTCGCATACGGAATCAGCTTATCGATTTTCCACTTCTCAATTTTGTCGGCAGGATTCGACATCAAAACCCCCTGGGCTTTGGATAGCACACCACCACGCCTCGACTATCCACCTTGCACTGATAATCACCTGCAAACGCCTGAACTTCATTTGCAACAAAAAAACAAACTATTGCTAAAATTGTTTTCATCAATTCACCTTCTGTATAATTACGACTCATTCTGTGGATTTAGGCCGGCTCATTGAGTCGGTCTTTTTTTTGCCATAATGCCATCATTGTTTCACGCAACGGGTTTGTTGCCTCTTTTCCCCTCTTTTCTTCGATCTGCATCAGCTGGTGCCTCCTGGCATCAAGCGGCATTTTGAGCAACTGTCTGGCCTCGCATTCATTGCGCCAGGCGTCGCAATAACTACACACCTGACGCCCATCAACAAGCCCCACCGATCGGGGCTTGCTGCACTGATTGCACTCAGTCTTGCTCGTCATTGTTGACGCTCATTAAACACATGACCGCAACGCCAATCAAAACGCCTGCGAGCAGGCATACCAAAGAAAAAAACACACAGGAACTCATTCTTCGCTTGCCTCCCCAACGAACCCAATTTTTGACACTGTTTGAGGTGCGAACCCGAATGCCAACAATGCCGCCTTCATTGTGTCGACAAAGTATTCAAGCGATCCATCACCAGAAACTTTGAGCCTCACCTGCTCTTCTTCGCCCATTGGATAAAGCCCTCTCAAGATAATTTCAACGCTATGCAAGTTATCACTATTCACTGACATGATTATTTGCTCCTTAATTGATCTGCTAGTTTTTGCGCTGCGCCTGCGTGAATGAGTTTGTTTTCACTGAACCATGCCTCAGCCCGTTTATCCAACAAAACCGCGGTCTGTTCCTTCAACTCTTCGAAAACTTTGTTGGCACATTCTTTAGGCAATTCTTGCTTCCAAACGCTAACTGCTTGGCGATAATTTTGCATCCCACGAATCATACTTTTCATTTCGTCCCACCTTCATACTTCTTTGCCAGATTTTGACTGATCAACATGTCGGCCAAACTTTCGTTGTTGATGTAAATTTCTGCCAGAAAATAACCCCATTTACTAGGCTTTGATGTTTTTATTCTGACTTCTTTGTTCAGCACTGCATTTTTTACAAACTCTTTTGCTGTTGTGTAATTTGCTTCGCTTCTTTCCGGCGTGTCAACGTGCGCTAACCGAAGCCTTTGTTTTGTGTAAATTTTGAAGCCTACGTCTACCTCTACATCAATCGTGTCGCCATCTACAACATTTATCACCTTTGCTTGATACTCAAACATTTTGTTGCCTTCCTTCGTTGTTGCGAAACTTTGCACGAATCGAGCACTGATTACATCGCCAGCGCCAGGAACTAATGCCAGATTGTGTTTTAACTTTGCCCATCTGTTCTGGCGGGTAGTACTTGCAGCAACTCGGGCATCGGATTTCTTTATCAGTCATATCGTCACCTTGGCAACCCGTGACAAAAAGTCACGGAATCGTTTAAACGGGCTTGGCTGCGTTTTTTCTGCCTTGGGTATATGGTGATATGCCTCAGGGCTTAAACTCACGATGGCGGCCCGATTTGCCGCGTTTGCGGGCATTTGGGCGAGGATGATCCGCTGCATAACCGCATCTTCAGGGCTGATTCCGCGTTTTTCGCCGGTGTAAGCGCATCCGATGATGATTTTTCCGGTGTTGATGCCGTTCATGCTGTCACCTCGCTGTCTGCGTAACCGTGAGCCTTCCGCGCTTCCTTGGCGAACTCTGCCGAAACTGCCGGGTGCTTCTCCGGGTTGGCCAGGATGCGCTGCCACCAGTCCGTGAATTTCGCGCCGCTCCCGATCTTCACTGCCTGCGCCGCGGCTTGGATCCGTTCGCGGTTGTCGTTGCGATCATCGTTGCTTGGCGTGTGCGCCAGCTGCTGCACGCTTTTCCGCGGGGCGGTTTTGCAAATCCCGAGGAACTGCACGAGATTCGGCGCACGCTCCGGCAGATTGCGCACGTCCAACGCAAACGCGATCGCCTCCGGGGTGTCAGCGTAACCGCCAAGCTCGTCGGACCAGGTTGCCTTTGCTGCCTGGATGCCTTCGTCACGCCCACCGACTACCCGCGAAAACTTGCCGGCAAACTCGCCGCCATACACCCCGTCAAGCCTACTGAAAATCCGATCCACCCAAGCGGGCGGCAACATCTGCTTTGACTTCATGACACTCCCCTATCACGTCGAAAAAACTACCGTTTTTTTGCCCGTAGCCAAGCGCCCGGGCGGTTGCCTCTGCGTTGATCTGGTGCTGCGTCCTGCGTGGTGCTGCTGGTGCTGCGTGCTGCGTTAGCCAGTCGGCTTTGAATCCTGTCCAGCCCCTAGCGGTTGATTCAACCAGTGCCTGCTCAAGCGTCCAGCCGGCTTTCACAGCTTCCCCTGCGATCTGGTCAATGGCTGTTTGCGTAACCGGGGCGCGCTTGGCTTTTCGGAGTTGCATCCAATCGGCCCACGTCGTTTCGGAAACGCCTTCCGGGATTACGACGTCGCGCTTTAGCGCGGCAGGTTTTTCTTTTTGATTTATTTTTTCTTTGCTTTGGTTATTGGTTACTGGTTCATGGTTAGGGTTACCTTTGGGTTTCGTGTGGGTTTCCACTGGCAACCCACTGGAAACCCACTGGGTTTTTTTTGGCCTTCCTCCGGCCTTGCCGTTTTGCCTGTTTCTGTCACAAATCGCTTTGTAATCAGCAATTTCCGCGTCACACCGCTTGTGACTCCACAGGTTTCCGTCCTGGACAAAGAAAACCTCCAAAATCAGCGCCACGGCTTCAGGGTCAGCCCCGACTTTCAGTCCGATCACCTTGGTGTTATTTGGTAACGGCTGTTCGGTTTCGTAATACAGCCACAACATGCGCAGGTAGGTCATGCTTTGCGCATCCGTGAGCCGAGCCGTAGCTTGGATGAAGTCGCCAATGTGGTGTTGGTAGTAGTGCATCAGGCACCCCCGCGGGCTTCGCGCAGTGCTGACCGTAACTTTTCCCGGTAGGCCGCGCTATGGCGTTTCTGGCATTGCACACAGATTCCGCTGGAGGTGTAGCGCCACTCATGGCCGCAAGCGGCACATGGCTTGTTTTTGTACTGCTGTTTTCCCTGCTTTGCTGCCTTCAAACGTACTGCATCCATTCCGGTCGCCTCCGCTGTTTGCTGCACTGCACATATCATGCACTATAGCAAAAATTATAACGACTGCAACCGGGTTTTTTACAAATTTTAGAAAGGCAAATCGTCGGGCAAATTGCCGAAACCATGATCGCCGGCCGGCGGTGGCGCGTAGCCGTTTGACTTCGCTTGCTGGTGCTGTCCCGGCCCCGCCTGGGCATCTCTGGGCGCGAATTTACTGATCAACACGCTGTCCCCTCCTTTGCCATTGAGATCCGGCACGCCGGCCGGGTTGAATGTCTTGTCCAGCAGCCAGAATTCCCCGCCGTCGTCGCCTGTCATGACACGACCAACAGTCATCCAGCGGCCCTTTTTTGCCCCGCTTGAATCGGTGTATTCGCCTACTTTTACCTTTAGGTCATGCGTCTTTTTTGATGCCATCGGAAAGCCTTTCAATAGTAATTTCAAGTCGCCCAGGGGCTTGCACTGCGCATCGTTCAATTGCCAGCCGATCAATCTGACTGTCATCAAGCATCACGCCGGCAAACACTAGAGCATCGAGTGCCGCCTTTAAAACATTGTCCAGATCGCGGCGGCGGCGGTCTGGCGGGTAACACAGGATGGCCACGGAAAGCCGGTCTGCAAGCTTGTGCTGATGCCCCTCCACGGTCAGTTGATTGAGCACTTTACCGCGGTACTTTCTACCCTGTTCCGAGATCAAATGACGGCCAGCAAGTGGCCCGCTTGACGGGTGCCGCCAGTATTGATTAACGCTCGGCGGCCACGGCAGATCTAGCTCAATTGGTTGCATTTTTTGATTCTGGTTGTGAAGTGTTATATATCTTACACAAACACATAAAAAAACACATTGACACATTAAAAAGCATGTTGCACAATGAACACATAAGAACACAAAACAATTTACAACATCACAGAAAGAAACACAGATGAGCAATGCAGAACTTCAATGGGCAACGAAAGTTGCCGCAATTTTGAATGAAACAGCTACTGATTTCGAGGCAGAAATCTCGCGCTTAGAATACAGCTGGAAAGTGCAACAAAAAGGTCGTGAAATTCTCGCCCTGCCTGTTGCTGAACAGAAAAGTGCGATGTACGCACTTGAAATGTGGTTCGGCCTTGACGTGCATCGGGCGATGAACGGATATTTTGATGGTTCGATTGGCGACAAGCGAATTGCAGAAGAACGTAAAAAAGGATGGTCAACTGACTGATTAACAGACAAGGCGGGGAAACCCGCCGTTTTTTGGAGGCATCAATGATTTATTTTTTGTGGTTGTTTATGTTTGGCGTATTAGGCGCGATTTGTTTCGTACTGACAGCTTTTTTTTCTGGGGCGCAAACTCAACAAACATGCGTTTTATTAATGGTGTTGTTAGTGGTAGCAGGCTGGATCACGGCCGAATTCATTGACGAAGTGGAGAGCAAAAAAAAATGTTGATCGAAGCAAAGACCACTATTTACTCACTCAAACTTGACGTGACAGAAGCGTTGCCGCCTGGAATGGTCGAAACGAAACTGATATTTCAGCGACCAGGCCAGCCCGATGAAATCGTCATTGAAAAGGTCAGCCACGTTTCTGCGGTCAAGCAAATGATGGACGGCATTTTCAAGGAACTGTATCTGGCCACTCAAACAAAAACCAATTAACAAAAAAAAATGAAAAAACTCATAAAAATCACCAGCCGGTTGCAATGGTTGGCCGAGCGCGCAAAAGACATAACTTCAACGGAAGTGTCCGCTCTTTTCGGACTGTCGCCTTACATGACAGAGTTTGAGCTTTACCACCAAAAGCGCGACAAGGTAATCGTCACGCTGGAAGAAAACGAACGTCTGAAGTGGGGCCAGCGGCTGGAATCAGCAATCGCTCACGGTGCAGCCGAGGACATGGGCTGGAAGATTGCAAAGATGGATGTTTATATTCGCGATCAAGAGGCACGTATGGGATCAAGCTTTGACTTTGAGATCCTAAGCTCAAGCGACGGCCCCGGCATCTTGGAAGTTAAAAACGTCGATCGCTTGGCATACCGCCAAAACTGGCTGGATGATGGTCAGGGAAACATCGAAGCCCCGGAGCACATTGAGCTGCAATGCCAGCATCAAATGGCCGTGACAGGTCGCTCTTGGTGCGCTCTCGTTGCCCTGGTCGGTGGAAACGAGCAAAAGATAGTCCTGCGGAATCGGGACGATGCAATCGGTGCGAAGTTGCGAGATAAGGTTATCGCGTTTTGGGAACGCGTGCAAACTGGGCGGGCACCAGCGCCTGATTACGACAGGGATGCCGAGTACATCATCAAACGCAGCTGGGCAAATGACGGCGAAGAAATGCAGGCCGATAAAGAGCTTGGTGAGTTGATCCGGTTGTATCAATTTGCTGCGCGTGAGTTCTCAGACCTTGAAAAGATCAAGGATAGGCGCAAGGCAGAAATCATTGATCGAATCGGCACCGCAAGCCGGGTTTTTACCGAATTCGGCACATTGGCATGCGGGCAAGTGCAGGATGCACCCGCGGTCGTTATCACGCCCGAAATGGTAGGGCAATCAATCGGCGGCCGAAAAGGTTATCGGTCGTTTCGTTTCAACAGCAAGAAAGGTCAGTAATCATGGAAATCAAGATTCAGAAAAACGTGCCGATTCCCGGCAAGGCAAAGAAAACAAGCAAATATCCGTTCGAGAAAATGGCTGTTGGCGATTCGTTTTCCGTACCCGTAAAACCGGCAGGTCTTTACGTAGCAGCCCGCAAGTGGGCAAAGGATAACAACGGGGATGCCCGCTTTGTAGTGCGCGCCGACGGCGAAGGATCACGCTGCTGGAGGGCAAAATAATGTCAAACGAAATCACGGCAATTGACAGCATGCGGAACACGCTCAAGGCAATGACTGTTGAATTTCAGGCCGCGTTGCCTCCGCAAATCCCGGTGGAAAAGTTTATCCGCACCACGATGACGGCAATTCAGATGCAGCCAGGGCTACTGAATGCCGACAAACGAAGCCTGCTGGCCAGCACCATGAAGGCGGCCCAGGACGGTTTGCTGTGTGACGGGCGCGAGGCTGCCCTGGTTGTGTATCGCACCAAGGAAGGCCCCAAGGTTCAGTACATGCCGATGGTCGGCGGCATTCTCAAGAAGATCCGCAACTCGGGCGAGCTTGCCAGCATCGGGGCGCATGTAGTGTATGAGCGCGATCAGTTCGAGTATCAGCTGGGCGATGATGAACAAATCGCGCACAAGCCGTTTCTTGGCGCAGACCGCGGCCAGCCAATCGCTGCTTACGCAATCGCCAAAACTAAGGATGGCGCAATTTACCGCGAAGTAATGAGCGTGGCAGACGTTGAAAAGGTGCGCGCCGCCAGCAAAGCCCGCGACGCCGGCCCGTGGGTTGATTGGTGGGATGAAATGGCCCGCAAAACCGTTATCCGCCGCCTGGCAAAGCGCCTGCCATCAAGTGCCGATCTTGATCAGGTGCTCGACCATGACAACGAAAGCTTTGTGCAAGTTGAGCGCCGCGAGCCGGTCAATGTGACTCCCGCGCCTGAGCAACAGCAAGCGCCGCTGTCCAGGCTTAAGGCCTCGATGAACGAGCCTGAAGCGCCGGTGGTTGATATTTCCGAAGCGGTTGAGGTGCCCAATGATTCTCACTAGCCAGGAACTCGCCAGTCGCTGGAAAATGACAGACCAAATCTTGCGGAAGTGGCGCATGGAAAACAAAGGCCCGAGATATTTTAAGCTCGGGGAAGGAGAAAAGGCATCTGTCAGATACCGCCTCGATGACGTGGAAGCATGGGAAAGCCAGCACGATATTGGGGGAAAAAATGAGCCTGAATGACGAAATCAAGCCCGTGATAAACGGTCACGAAAAAGAGGGGGGCAAATTGCCACCACCCTCAGACCATATTGTCGATACGCAAGACTGGTGCGAACTCGAAGCCCTGCGCGAGACCTTGCGTGAGCATATGGCCGAGATTCATCGTCTGCGCGCTGCGCTTGCGGAGGGTGCTATGCAGCGGCTGACGGATGTGCAGCAGGAGATGGAGCAGTGTCCGTTCGGATACTTTAAAGCCGAACCGTTCGGATGGACAGACTGCGCTGAAACAGATGAAGGCGCAAGGCCGCTGTATGAGCACCCACCCCGCCGTGAATGGGTTGGGCTGACGGACGATGAAATTTGGGAAATCAGTCAGAACAATGCAAATGAATGCGAGTATGTTCGCGCAATTGAAGTCAAGCTGAAGGAGAAAAACTTATGAACCGCGATGACATTATCCGCATGGCGCGTAAGGCTGGCATGGAGCAAATCATTGCTATTCACGAAGATGGCACGCGCACTGTGGAACTGCCTGATTTCGTGTTGCTTGAACGCTTCGCCGCCCTTGTCGCCGCTGCCGAACACGACGCACTACTGAAAGAGCGCAACACATGAGCCGGGTTGTCTCGTGGTTTTCCTGCGGCGCCGCCAGCGCGGTCGCCACAAAGCTGACCGCCCCGGACGTGATCGCCTACTGCGACACCGGCGCCGAGGATGAGGACAATTTGAGATTTATGCGCGATTGCGAACAATGGTTCGGCAAGCCGGTCACGTTGCTGAAAAACGAAAAGTGGACCGACACTTGGCATCTGTGGGAGAAGAGGCGTTTTTTAAGCGGGCATGAGGGTGCGCCATGCACAGGAGAGTTAAAGGTCGCACCACGATTGCTGTTCCAGCAGCCTGACGACATTCATGTGTTCGGCTACACCGCCGACGCAAAAGACGTGCAACGAGCCGATGCACTGCGAGAGAACTGGCCGGAGCTTCGCATCATCACGCCATTGATTGACCGGGGCATCACAAAAGCCGGATGCCTAGCGATGATTGAGAACGCTGGCATTGCCCCGCCTCGCGTCTATGCGATGGGCTTTCAAAACGCGAACTGCATACCGTGTGTGAAGGCTACCAGCCCCGCATATTGGGCGCTAGTGAGGCAAGAGTTCCCGATGCAGTTTCATCGTATGGTCGATCTATCGCGCAGTCTCAATGCCCGATTGAGCCGCATCGACGATGTGCGGATATTCATTGATGAGATACCCGCCAACCATCCAACAACCGAACCGCTTGCGCCGGAGTGTGATTTTTTGTGCTCGCTGGCAGAGCAGGAATTTGAGGAAGCGAACATATGACCGAAACCATCAAAACCAAATACAAAGCCAGAATCCCTGGCAAAAGCAGCATTGAGATCGAACACGACGCGCTGCCGCTAGACCTTCACAAGCTGATCGTGTGGATCATGGCGAAGCCGGAGGAAGCGGTCGCGCTGGTGCCGGAGTATGAACGGTTGAGGAATGAGAAATGATCAAGGAAGAGTTGCTGCGAATTATGCGCTTGCTTTCTGCACTAGAGGCGGTCGGTCTGTACCGAGAGCCGGCATTTCCATCGTACTTGGTGGAACAAATTGACAACGCTGTTTCGATCCTTGAACGGGAAATACTGAAATGAACCGCGATGACATTATCCGCATGGCGCGGGAGGTTGGGTTTGCTGACGATAAAGGCGTGGTGCATGCTGCTTATCAGCTTGAATCCTTCGCCGCCTTGGTCAGGGCTGCCGAGCGTGAGGCGTGTGCGAAGGTGTGTGATGAGTGGCCCAATGGCCGAGAGGATGTGTATTCAATCGGCGTAGCAATTCGAGCAAGGGAAAAAGAATGACTGAAGAAGAGCGCAAGACCTGGA